TCAAACTCATCATGTACCTCGCTTACATTCTGTGGGAATGTCCCTCCGGTGACACGCTGAACCTGCTCTGGCGGCATGTACTGGCAGCATAAGCTGAACATCTGCCGGAATATCTCCCTCCATGCGAACAGCCAGTCATTGACCAGTAACTGCTGCGTCATCTGTGTCTTCTGCGGAGGCACTAACGCATGAGCTGTCCCGAAGTAAGCAGCATGAGCAGCCTCCACCCGCTCGATAAGCTTGAAGGCTACCGTAGGTTCCCGTGCGGGAGGCTCCATAAAGGAATAGTCAGTAGGACTAACCACAGGGAGCTGTACTCCCGGCCCTACCTTATTCATTGAGCCGATACGCTTGACTACCTTGATCGGCGGCAGTGTGCTGAATGCCGTGTGATCCCGAATGGAATCATGTTGCGCCTTGATCTCATCCTGATCCGTTGAAGCAATCTCCGGTACTCCCCGGCTATCGACAACTGCGCGTCGTAGTTGCTCCCTGCGGAACTCCACAAAAGGATATTCTCCATGCGCATAATCCAGCCTTTCATGGATAGCATAAGACTCACGATCATCCATGCTGGTAGACGCCGCCTGAGGACAGAATACAGTATAGAAGATTGCCGGGGCATCCCCGTCCATGCTCTTGGTGTACGCATAAATAACCTCCACCATGTTCTGGTAGTTGGTGCCGTTATACACCAACATTGAGGTCGTTGGCAGTAGGTTTGCGTTATACAAGCCACTGGACTTGCCTAGCTGATTGAGGGCTAACTCTACCCATGCAGGATTCCAGTTTTCGGTAACAATCTTCTCCCGCAACTCTACCTCCGACATCCATGTTCTGCGGAAGATAGCTCTGGCTCTCTGCAAATCTGCTGTCTCAGGAGGAAACACGATCTCATCCCAAGGCTTTAAGGCAACAATCTCAGGAAGGTTGCGGCGGATGTATTCCTCGTCATAGGAGGTCTGCCCGGTCTCTCCCAACTCCTTCACCATCCGCTTAGCGTCCGTCTTGCTGATAGCAGGTACAAAAGCCTGCACGATGGCAGCGGCTTCTTCTGGTGACTGTAGAATCAAGAGAGGCAATTCAGCCAGCGTAGGGCTCTGTGCCTGCTGCGCCATCTGCATGACCTGATCCATTGTAATAGACTGCGTTCTCTTGGAGATAGACTGTTTCCAGCCCACAAAGAACACGCTCCAGCCGTAGTGCATGGCATATTGCGCCCCCAACTTTGCTTCTTTCCGCAATTCATGCGGCATCTTTTCATCCCGCACCCAATGGAGAAGTGTTGTGGCTAACCCTGCTGTCGAGAGGTCATTCATCTCCACCCCAACAGCCTTAATATCCGCCCGCTGATAGGCCGTAACCAGCAAAGCCGTCAGTTCATTACAGGTAGAATCAATGATCCTGTTCCTGACATCAGACGCTCCCTCAAAGGGCCAGGCAGGGGAACCTTCCGGCCTTGAATCACTATGTTTTTTGCCGTCTTCCGTCTGTCCGGCCCACCGAGAGAACCTGATGTCATCAAACTTCGCAACCAGGTTGCCCTGACTGGAATTTAACATGCTACGATTATATTCGCTCAATAGCTCCTCAATATCAGGAGTGTCAGATGCGATAGCTAGAGCGTCTTTGTTATCGTTTAGCATGAAATTGATAGCAGATTGTTACTTCTTCCCTTTTCCTTTGTCAATTGACCCACCTTTTGAGGTGTTCTTGGAGATGAACGCCAGAATATCGTCCCGATAGTACCTGCGATGCAGGCCGGTAGTCCTAAACACCCTAAAACACCCCTTCTTGGCCATCTGCCGGAGGATAATCGGGGTGATTCCCATGAGGTCGCAGGCTTCCTTGCTGCTCATCATGGGCCGGTACACTTTCCTTGCCTGCTTGATGAGATCAATAGCTCCCGACATTTTGCGCCTCCTTATTCCACTTCGCCCATTTGGCCCCTCCTACGTACTGCGGGTTCATCACCACCAGATAGCCGAGGGCATCAATAGGATCTTTAGAGGCTCCCTTTTGCCCGTCCACCCCCGTCCACTCCCTCATAGAGTAAATCAGGTTGGCGCATGTCTCCGAGATCATCAACCGGGGATGATTTGTGTCTGATATGGGTAGATTCCGGTCAAATGCCAGCAGGTCGTTAATCAAAAGAACCCGCTCATCAATCGTTACTCCCGCAGCAGGGATGCAATACAGGGGACGTTTAGCCGTAGCCAGCAGGTCAAGCAGCGTGACTCCTCCCTCTTTAGTAACTGTGGTGGTTCCTGCTGCCTTAGGGTCAATGTACCGTTCCGCAATGTCAGCTTCTCCATCAAGACTTGTGATAAGCTCAGAGTAATCGTCAATTCCACGCCCAGCACCTGCCCTTTGTGCGGGGCCGGGTTTTCCATCCGCCTTGTCAGAAGGAAGAGACCACTCTCCATACTCTTGCCCTGGATGTTCTTGGTATATCCAAAGGATTCCCTTAGCGCATACCCTACCCCAGAGCATAAACCAATTTCTTGCACCTGCTGGATCAACAACAAAGTAATTAGTGCCTTCCGAGGGGAGAGCTTCCAATGGAAATATGTTGTGTTCACCAAACACCGGGAATTGGGCTCCCGCAGTTGCATCTGCCCATCCATAAGCGCGAATCTTAATGTCATGCGAGGATTTCCCCTTGAGGGTATCCACCATCCTCTGCCAGTTGTTGTACGGGTTTAGTTTGCTGTGAAACCAGATGCAAGCGTGTCTCCCATGCACATTCCTTGCCCTGTAAGGCATGTTTCCCGGAGGAACACCAATGATATTCTGTCCCGGAAGCAGCTCGCTCTCCTTCCAGTCCGTTATCCGAGCTGTGCTAATGAAGTCCTTAACAGTCTTCGTGTACCCTTGGATCGGGGTGAAGGTAACGAGCAACTTCCCATTCCTTGTCACCAGACGATACCGGAGTGTCTCCAGCCAATCCGCAGGAACTAGCTCATCGCACCAGATCATGTCCGGCTCTCCCCCTTCCACCACCTTGATGTCCTGGCTGTAGTTGAGGAACCATATCTGATTCCCGTTGTACACTGCCGTCCCCTCCGAGAAGCCGTTCTTCTGGGAATAAGAGATGTTCGTGAACTTGTTCTTCTTCGCTGACCTTAGCTCCGGCGGGATGTTGTTGTAGACCAACGTCTGCTGCATGGCGATGGAACTCTGGGCAGACTGATGCAGGCACCAGATGCGGACTCCCCGCTTCTCGCAGCGTTCCTTCACCCATTCCGGCCATTCATTAACCCCCCTATGCTGCCCCACAAACATCTGCGCCACTCGCTTGGCTGCGTAAGATGACTTCGCTGAGTTGTGATGGATCACTCCTCCCAGCATATAGTTGTGGAATACAGGAACAGTGAAATCCCAAACTACATCTTGGCGGCAATAGGTTTTAGTGATAACTATTACCTCCGATGAGTTCAAGAAAATACAATCACTACCCAGTTGAGCAAATGAAGCTATGGATCGCTGAAGGAAAGACCCAGCAATGGATCGGAGACCAGTTAGGATTCTCTCATAAGCTGATCTACAAGGCCTGCAAGAAGCACGGGATTCGGTGTCACAGGACAGGGCCGAGGGCTGCTGACGGGCATCCTGAGTGGAAGGGCGGCGTTCACGTAAGCCGGGGTGGATACCGGCACCTGTACTGCCCTGAGCATCCAACATGCCTTGCCTTAAATGCGATAAGGGAGCAGAAGGCGAATGGCGGCTGGTATCGCAAGGATCGCTATGTGCCGGAGCATCGGCTTGTGATGGAGGCATCCCTTGGCCGATACCTAACCCCGCAGGAAGTTGTTCATCATAGGAACGGAGACGTTCAAGACAACCGGATAGAAAACCTTCAACTCTTTGAATCAAACGGCGCACACCTAGCCGAAACCTTGAAGGGGAAGTGTCCGAAGTGGACTGAGCAGGGCAAAGCCGCGATCCTTCGCGCAATTCGCCAACAGAAGTCCATTCCTGCCGATCATCCAAAACTCTGTGAGCAGCCGATGCCTTAAATGATTCCCCGTTGGATAGCCTGATCTCAAAGATGTCAGAGACAGGCTTTAGGAAGGGCTCCTCCGCACTCACTGTCACCAGCTTGGTTCCATCCCAGGCTGACACATAGTGACTACCCTTAATCTCATCCACCCGCGCGTGACTCTCTGTCACCGGATTCCAGATTAGGGTCTCTGCTGCAAGGCATCGGTTGCCCCCTAGCACCACCAGCTCAGGGAACTGATTCAACAGCTCATCGCTGTCCTTCCAGTAGTCCTGCTCAAAGCCGTACCGGAACGGATCTGCTGCCTCCATCTTGATAGAAGCCTCCCTTGCATTCAGCGCCTCCAGTACCTTCTGCTCTCCCACGTTTTCCACCATCCTGACCCTCTCCTCAGGGCTGGGATCAATGTAAATAGGGTGGTACGAACACTTAAAGTTTAGGACGGAACTTGCGAGCTTTAGTTGACTATCGGTCATGGTTTGGTAAATTGGGGATGAAGGTGACAGCAAAGTCACCCACGGTTAGTCCTCTTGCCAACCTGGAACACGGAGCAACGGGGGAGTCACTCTCACAGTCTTTCCCTGAGAGTGTTACTCCAGCTACAATGGTGCTATGTAGACCCGCAGGCATTGCTTAATAATTAAGTCTCCCAAGGCTTGGTACACCATGAACTTCCCCCGAGAGCGGATGGCCTTTGGTTGACCGGATACCCATTGGGGCCTTGTTCATGGTTGCGACGGACTGACCGACTGACGGTGACGGTTCTCTTCCCTCACTCTCGCTCTTCTTTTCAGAAGCTTTGTACTCTCCTAGATCACTGTAATTCATTTTATGGTGTGTCTAGGGGGTACTATGCTCTGCTACTTCACTCCCTCTGGTTCTGGTTCAACTTCCTGCTGCTAACAGTTTAAGAGTATAGAGTCTAAATTAACTACTAACAGTTGAGAGTTTAACTTAAACATTAAGAGTAGAGAGTAGGGATTAAAGAAAAGATAGTAGATAGTACAGAGTTTACTATTAGTAGTAAGTAGTAGTTCAGCGATCGTTCCCCAAAAAACTACAAACTCCTGTTCCTTATAGCCACTAGCCTTCCGTGCTTATCTAAGGAAAGCATCAGCCGCATTCCTTTCCTCAGAACTCTGTTGTTCTGTACATGCACTATCCGGCCATCCTTCAGCAGCACCATCTTCTGGTTGGGTGGTATCCGGTCTATCACCCCGATCTCATCCGTGATCTTTGCCACCTCCCTGACATCCTGCTCTGTAGCCCCGGTATCCAGCCCTAGCTCCACCTCCAGGGCACGGTAGACTATCTCATGGAAGCGTAGGTATGGCTTGCCTCTCGTAGGCTTCACCTCCTGATAGTCCGTCCCCTTCATAAGACGGAAGATAACCCCATCCTCCAGCGGGGCTCCCAGCCTTGTCTCCACATCCTTCCGGGATAGCACGAACCCCTGCCGTTCCGCTTCTGGTTTATCAATCATAAGTGTTAGCAAAAAATATAGACGCCTGAGGTTGCCCGCTATCGTACCCAGCAACGCACGGCCAATAGGAAACAGCTAACAGCAACGCAAAGGACTAGGAGAGGCTTTAACGGCGGCTTAATGGGAGAGAAGGGAAATGTGAACATATAGGAAGAGGAATAACTACTCACGGTCATCAAAAATAAGGGAGACGACGTACATCATCAGGAGCAGAGCGGGGGTAGCTAAGAAGAAGAGCATAGGGTGTGGGATGTGGCCTTTGAAGGCCCAAGTAGAGGGAGAGTGTAGTGTGCGGGATGTGGCCTTTTGGGGAAAAATTATCTACTGGGTGAAAGCGTCAGGGTTTCCGTCTCCCAAAGAAGCTTGACCCCCTCCCCCCCGGGGGCTGGGATTTGGGAACGGATCGGGCAGCGGCTCCGACTGGATTGGTAGGGAATAAGTCCACTCCATTTGACCACTGTTGTATGTGGTTATGGAGCATCTTGCTTGGCCTCAATCACTTGCGCCTTTGGGGCTGACAATAGCCCTTTAAGCGAATCGTTGAACTGCACTGGCGCATTAAACGTCATGCTGATCCCAGAACCCTCCAGGTTGTTGCCTTGATTGGCCTGCATTGCCGAGAGTTTGTCCAAACAAATTGCCACGGCAACGGGTAGCTGATTGATCCCCATCTCCCCAACCTCGTCAATCATCCGGTCTAACCCTCTTGTCGTAAACCTCCTAAGCTGGCTCGCTGCACTTTTGGCAAAATATGCAGCCGAGAACACAGGGTCGCTATCCAACGCATAGTCGCGGATTTTGCAGAGCGTGTGCGTATGGAGCTGTAGCTCATTGGCTGTATAAACCAGCCCTTTACCCTCTGCGAGTAGTGCCAGTGCCTTGAGCTTTACGGCCTCCGGTACATGCTCCGCAGTGTTCTGCTCGCGTATCAGGATTAACCCCTCTGTTTTGTCTTGTTCCTGTACTTTAGGCACTTCCGCTGTCCGTTTCTTGTACTTTAACCCCGCAAGCTGTCGCTCTTTTGCTTCTTTTGACCGTGGAGGTGCCATATTTCTGTAGTCAACTTGTGACCGATGGGTGAAAAATAGGCAAGTGGAAAGAATCTGCTAGAATCTCACCTCTCGCATCAGGGCACGAAAAAGCCCCTAGGTTTGTGGCCTAGAGGCTCTTTGGTGGGTGTTTGGTTGGGGGGGTTGGCCTATGATTCCCGCTTGCAGGCAAAGTCACCACAGGCAACGGATGCCTGCCCTATCACAATAGGGAACGCACTGAAGTCTTTGCGCTCAAAGGCATCTTGCCAGTCATGCAGTAGGTCGTGTCGCACAGCGTACATGTTGGTCACTGCCTCAGTAGGGGTTATCTCATGGCTTATGTATGTCACCACTTCATCTGTGGCGAGGTTGTAAACTTTCAATAATTTCATACTACTCCTTCTCTCTCTTGAATTTACCTCTCTGCATCCACCAGTCCCGCAGCTCTCCATTACGGGCAGCCATAACTAGCGCATACGCTAGGGTGGAGAGCAGCCAGAGGCTAAATAGTAGGGTTATTTTAGCGTGTGCGCTCATGCTATATGTCGGATTTGGACTATGGTCTCCCAGCCTGCCGAATGGATCACAAATCCCCCTTTTATTTTTGGGGCTAGTAGTTTGGCGCATACAGTATGCGCGTTCTTAAATAGCACAACACAAGGCACTTTTGAGCCGTCCTCAAATACTAAATATCTCATATTACTCCCTCAGTTAAACCACCGTTTGCCCATTCCCCGACCAAACCACCTAGAGAAATACCGTCTAATCTCAGTGCCGTCGAAATGGGGGTAACTCTCGCGTATGTACACCCACAATAGATCCGAGCAGACCCGGCAAACTGCTGCCCTGTACTCAGTAGGCCAGTAACTACCTGTACAGTAGTCTAATTCCTCTCCACTCTCACGTAGGTTGAGCCTCCCCGTTTTGAGCCTCTCAATTAGCTGCTCCGCTGTAATCCCGCTACCCTCTACAGCTCGGAGGAGTGTCCTGGCATCATTGAGCTGCCTGCCAACGGTGCGGATCTCCTCACGGTAGGCTGCGATATTGCCGTAGTTGCAATAATCCAACTGTGGCCGTTGGTGTATCCACCGCGTAAGTAGCTGGACTAGCTGCGGTTTGTTTGGTGTGGTCATAAGTGTGGGTTTTACTTGCTGAAATAGAACATAGAACAATTACCTGCCATCCCGTAATCAGGGGAGCGCAAAAACCCCTCTTCGCGCATATCCACGCAATTGCCGAGACCCTCGCTGGCTGCGTCGCACTCTTCCTGCTCGCCGTCCTCTAATCCGCTGGCATCACCATTTATCAGGTAGTACGCCCACGCCGTTGGAGCAGTGAATGTCGGGCCGTCCCAGTTGTCCAGAGTGTGATTGCGTTGCCGCTCATTAAGCTCCGAGGCTGGAAACGTGTCGCTGCTCATATATCGCGCTCCATGCTCATTGCACTCCTCAAGGTCGCAAATAAACTCTTGCAACGCCTCATCTAGCGTCTCATGTGTCTGAGTCATGCGAGCGTATTCCTGCAAAAGCCCTACGTTGCAAGCCGTTCCACTTACCAGAGCGTCTCCGACTTGCGTGATATGCACCTCGTTTCCGCCGATTTCTAAGACTCCGATGTATTTGGTTCTCATTTGTTCAGTGTGTGTGTGTGTGGGTTAGCGTGCATGGCGCAGATCATTGCGCATCCCCTCAGTCAGTTGGCTATCAGGTACAACCTTGAGCGTTGGTCGCCCACTCTCGTTGTGCGAGAGGTGATACACCTCGCGTTCCTCTGCGTGCATGGCCTCTAAAGCCTCCGCTCTAGAGCTGTATGCTACTGGCGAGTAGCCTAGCGCGTAGTTACTGCTCTGGTTGTTGTACCAGTGGCGCTTGCGTGCGATGTAGTAGTTCATTATTCGCTGAGTTCGTTGCGTTTGTTGCGTTTATTGCGTTTGTGTCGGGCGCTTTTGCCTACTGTCAGCCGCCGTAGCGCACTGTTTTGCAGAGGGGACTTACTTCCAACACCACTACAATCGCACAAACCTCGGTTACTGGCGATCACAATCTCTCGGATGGTGTGTTTTTTTGCGTAGTCTCTGTGAGCTGCGGAGTCTCTCAGCTCTCTGCTCGGACTGCATTTTTTGAGCCAACCCTGCACCTGGACTGAGCTGCTAGGTTAAACCCCACTAAACTAGTGGTGGATTGCGGCAATGGTGGTTTCGGGCAGTGGCTCCGGCTCGGAGGTTGATTCCCTAAAACTACACCCGCCGAGGGGCATCCATCCGGGCGACGATCGCCTCCAGTCGTACCCTCAGGACACGAACATGCTCGCGGGAGGCAAAATCCGAAACCGAATTTCAAATTTGAAATCTGAAATCCAACTCCCAATTCCGAATCTCCGGCGAGCAGGTAAGGGGGTTATTTCTGGAGGGTTATTCCCGAGGCTTAAATCCGAAGAACTCCCTAAGGGTAATCCTGCGAGGCTTCTTTCTCAGAGCCTCCAGTATCTCCTCCCGCAGGTAGGTGTTCTCCTTCCGTAATGCCTCGCAGGCTTCCCGATAGACCTGCTCCCGCATGGCCTTGCACTCGTTGCACCGGCATTCGTGATTGGTGGGGTTACTCATGCGTGAATGAAGTCACAGGGTTCATCCGGCTCCTCGCAGTAGTCCCAGCCGCAGGCAGTGTCTATGCAGGAGGCTGTTCCTTTCCCTACGTTTAGTGCGTTGCCGCATAGGGGGCACACAGGCTCTTCGTCAGGGTCGCAGTCTGATGGTGATGGGGTGGTCATACTAAGACAATAGATGGGGAGCTATGAATTTATGCAGCAAATCAAAAACAAACTCTGCGTCTGACATCTTCCAGTGATAGGCGGGCCAAGACCCGTCTCGTTTTATGAAGTAATAGTCAGAGAACTCTCCGCACGATGAGCTTTGAGAATAAATCAAAGATTCCAGCCCATCCATCACGGAAATAGAAGGGTCTTCAATGCCAACGTGCAGGTGTGTGAATTTTGCATAATCAACCCTGCAATGTGAATTGTAGTCCCAAGGACTTAGCCCAATAGGCTTGTATTCCCTGTTTAGGAGAATAGAAAAGCGAACCCCATCTCGGATGCACGACCTGAGGCAATACGGGAGATTTGGCTTTATTGCGTCAATAGCCTGCTGGTTAATCTTCATATTAACAAGCGGACGAATTGAGTGGTCACTCTCACCAGAGTACCCACTGCGCCCAACGGCGACCTTTAGTGAGAACATTGAGCTTATTACCGAATGGACAAACAGCGGAGCGTCGTCCTTTAAGGCAATGCTTCTAAGATTGAGGTCAAATTTACTTTCTTTGCTTTTCATGGTTTTCATAATTTAGAGATGTTGTGTTTTGGTTTACTTAGCTGGCTTACGTTTCTTCTTCTTCATCAACTTTCGGTACGCCTTGGCATGATCCAACGCCAGCCGCCTTTGGCTTCTGGGCGTAGGCAATGGCAGTCCTTTCAGCGTCCGGTATGCTCTGGCATCCTCCGTAATTTTGGCCTTATAGGCGGCTATCTGCTCCTTCCGTCGTAGGTATCTGGCCTTAGACTTATCTGTGCCTGCCGGATACTGTAGGCGTTGCCTTAAGTTGCGCTGCGCCCTGCGGCAAATATCGTTACACATTACCTGTAACGGGGCAGCGTTAAGGATGGGAGCCTTACAGTATTTGCATGCCACATCTTTCCGAGTCCATGTCCCTGGCTTGTATTTCCGCTTGCGGGGAGGCCGTGTTGGCTCCTCCGCAACCTCCGGGGCTACTATCATCCCGGAGGCTTTAGCGGCGGCGATAATAGATGTAGCCTCGGCCTTTAGTTCGGTGAAGGTCATTTTCCTTCCCCTTTATTCTCTATCCACCATGCTATGGCCTTGAGTTGGAGTGCGGTTAGCCATGCGTTATTGTGGAATTGCAGCCGACTATCTGCCGCGAAAGATACGCAATGGAACGGAATAACCTCCCGCGCCTTCTCCTCGGTCATTGCGTTGGCGAGCAGCGCATCGCGTTCGGCAGTGGCTCTGGATAGCTCGCGTTCTAGTTGGCGTGAGTGCATGGCTAGATCTAGCCATTCATGTTTAACGGCGTCCGTCCTTGGTGTATCGCTCATTTAGCCTCCTTTCGACGGAACCCATAAGTCGGGAGATACTTATCGAGCAGTACCCAATTATACCCAGTGCTGACGCTTTGGACTGTCTCATCGCGCCACTCTTCTTTCGTGTCACAGTCCATTACCGCTATTGGCGCAATATCCCCCTCAATCGCCAGCATCTTTTGCACAAACTCAGCAAACGGAGTAGATGTGGTAACTGATAGAGGAGAGCATTTGAGCATCACTTTCCCGCTCTCAAACACATCTGCTGATTGCAAGAATTTGGTCATCTCCACATCTTTAAAAACAATAGTCATTCGGTTCATTTAGCCTCCTTCTTGAGCTTACTAATTATCGCTTTCATTGCTTTAACTTTAACTTCCCATTGCTTTGATTCTTTAATCCAAAACTCTCGCTCAAATGATACAGATTTCAATCGGATCTCTAACCTCTCGTTCTCCTCGCATAGTTCACTAAGGAAATTCGCTATTCGTTTGTTCATTTCGCCTCCTTCTCTTTCGCTATTTCATCTCTCAAAATCTCGTATTGCATACAATACTCGCACTTGATTGAGTCACATCCGTTGTACTCGTAATTATCCACGTCCTTATGCGCGGACGCTGTTTCTCTAATTAACTCCATAGCCCGATCCCGTTGCGCCGTTACGGTGGCAAGTTGTTCGCGGAGTTCTCCCGTCCACATTTCAGACTCAGCGGCATTCCATAGTGCCCGCTGGTTATCTCTGTCCTTCGTCATCTCCTCCAGAGCGGCCCGAAACGCCTGCACCGTGCGCTGGGCGTTTAAGAGGCAAGCTTCCAGCTCGTCTAGGTCGCTATTCCTGACCACAGCATAGGCCGAATTAACTTTAACCCACTTCCCAGACTTATGGTCATGGACGCTGTATCTGCAATCTCTCCGCTTTACAGGAAGGCTCATGGCTGGGTCTCCTTCTTGCTTTTGCTGGCCCTATACTCGTCAATCTGACGCCGCTCAAACTCTGATGCAGGCCCGCTTAAAACGAGATACGCCGCACCGATCATAAGCGTCATTATTACCTCAATCATGACTGGCCCTCTTTGTTTTGTTCTGCGGCGTCCTTGTGCAACTGCTTGATGGCGGAAGAGATCGCCACTCTCATAATGTCAGCCGCCTCTAGTGCGCTGGTTCCTCCTCCAGATGTACACTTCGTCTGTATGCCTTTTCCTTTTATGTTCTTTCTTAGAATCATAATTACATGATCCGATCCTGTTGCCGCTTTAACTATCCTGCATAATTGCTCCACATCGTAATGCTCAATCACTTCGCTACCTCCTTCCGTGCTTCTGCGATTAGTTCGTCGGCGCATTTAACAGCGGCCTCAATGGTACATCCCGGATATACCTCATGGCAGGCTTGCCAAGCCGCATAAATCATCGCAGCTATCTCTAGCTGGGAGGGCTCGGGGCGGGTGTTCTGTATAAATGCTGGCTGAACCTGCATTGCGGCCTTGCAATTACGCTCCCAGCCATCCCGCTCCTGCTTAATCACCTCTAGTCTTGCCCGTGTGTCTTTCAGCAAAAGCGCATTATTAAGGCACTCTCTGCGGGCCTTACTTAACTCGTCTTCAAGGTTCTTTATCAGTTGATATGTGTCGCTCATTTGTTTCGCATTAGTTCTAAGGTTAGAAATACCAAGATCACTAAGAATATGTCGTCAGTGTTCATTATAGAAAGATAATGCCGCGCCATAAACACTCAGTGCTTATGCTTGCGCTCTGTCCCGCCGCCTCTAGTCGCAGTATTGCGAACGGCAGAACCTCGGCGCTCGTCCCGTTATTGGGAACGCGGCAAAGTGTACTACTTCCAGACTCCTGTCCTGACTAGGATGGCAATCAAGCCGTAGTTCGACAGATCGAGCCAACTGTCCGTCGTGGCCTCGTTCTCCGGGTCATTCAGGCGCCCGGTCTTGTGCAGGTTTTTAAGCCTCTCAATTTTGTCGTTGCACCGGACTAAGAGCCCCAGCTCCCCGAATGCGCTGATGTTGCCAGCCCCGTAATCCTGCTGCTTCCTGTCCAATGTCTGGACGTTGGCTAGGGCTACCTTGAGGGCTTCTAGGCCTATCGCTGTGCGAAGGCCAAGCTGTTTTGCTAGGTCTTCTGTTGATTGCTTTTGTGGCGCACTTGATTCCCCTTTTTGCATAAACTCGCGCAAATCTGCGTTTCGCACGGCTCGCCTTATGCACGCTTTTGTGCCGAATAGGGCTTCGCGCACCTCATCTCGAACGCCACCAATCCCTTTATCGTTCTTTTTCTTACTCATATGTGCTGTTTGTGTTGTTTGTCTGCCGGAGTGTTCGCTCCCTCTTTTTCTTACTCACCAGCCTTAGGAATGTCCAATGAAGAAAATGAATTTCTTGCACCATCAAACGTAAACCTCATGCCGCAGCCACTTTGCCCATTCCGTTGCAGCGGTATCTCCAGGTATCTGGAGGTAGGATCTGACTCTTTATCGGCCTTGAGAACCCATGCTGCCGTGCAATCGTGACTAATTGCTCTGCTTTCCCTTGCCTGTCCATTCTCGTTAAGTTGGGTAAGTGCTATCACTAAGCAGTTTAGCTCCAGTGCCAATAGCCGCAATGTCCGGCTAACCTCTGCCACCTCCCGCTCTCTTGTGGAGTCCCTTCCAATGCCTGCCACTCGCACAAGCTGGATGTAATCAACCACTAATACATCCAATCCCACCTTGCTGCGCTTGATGGCTCTGGCATGTGCCACAATCCCTCGCAGATCATGGAGATCATCCCGCACAACCAGCTTCCATTTAGCCATCCTAACCGCTGCCGTCTGGAGACTTCTGATGTGTCCCTCGGTCTTTAGCCCAGCCTCAAGATCGGGGATAGGGATGCCCGACACACAAGCCGTCATCCGGTTAACAAGCTCACTAGCAGGCATCTCAAGGCTCACAATCAGGGCGGACTTGCTGCCGAAGCACAGCATGTTGGCAACGATCTGGAGAGCGAAAGCCGTCTTCCCTGCCTTCGTCATCCCGCCGATCACCGTATAACTCCCCAATCCCTGAGGACTTATCTTGTCAAGGTAACTGTAGCCGGTAGAGATACGGATGATGCTGTTGTCGCCGGTCTCGTACCGTGCCAGAGCATCCAGAAGGTGGTCATTCCAGCACATCTCCTTAGTCTCCACCGTCCCTGCCACAATAGACTCCAGCTTACCTTGCAGGGCGGTCAGGATCTCCTGTGTCATGCCGCCTTCGCTAATAGCCTTCTGAGCCTTATCGCAAGCTAGCAGGGTGTTGCGCCTCACAGCAGCCTCCTTAATGCCATTGATCCATTCCTTAGCCATCACCACGCTGCCGCAATGGGAGGTAAGGTCTGTGAGGTCAGGGATGGCTGTTGTGGGGAGACTCTTCTGAACTGCCAACAGTACACCCACAATGTCCACATCAACACCGGCCTGGACTAGGTTGCAGACGGCATGAACGACTCTGTTGCAGAGCGGATTAACGATGTCGTCTATGTTAAAGCCTGCTTTAACGATGGCATGATGGGCCATTTCCGAGGCTGAGAGACAAGCCCCGGCAAGGGCACGCTCCGCCTCTACGCATTGGGGGAGGGTCATTTTTTGAACACTAAAAAGTAAGAATGGAAGATGCGGGCGTGTCTTTGTGTGCCATTTTGGGGGCTTGGCATCCGGTGTTTCGCATTCAGCACAAACAGATCCAGTAGCCTAAACCCCTCATTCTCTGCCCACCCAATCACGTTTGCATGAGTACAGTGCATCTTGTGGTTATGGATTATGTCCTGACACTTAACCGTGAACACTCCCCCTTTTCTTAGGATGCGATAAGCCTCACTTATGCTCCCAATGTAGTGTTCCTCTAGTTCAGAATATGCCCAATACCCGCCAAACCTAGCCGTCATCGCAACCTTGCCATCC